TAACGCATATTATGTTGAATTCAAAGCAAATGGAAGTAAAAAAGTACCCTTTAGTAAAAAAAGTATCTATCACCGACACGCTACTCCTCATCCCCCACGGTTCCGTAGCCCGTTACAGTTACCGCGACATGTACCTCACCAGCGTGCGTTCCGCAGTCACCCGTCTCAACCAGTTGGCCGGGAAAGAAGAATTCAGTGTAACGGTCTACAACAACGGAGAAGAGTTCGATGTCGCACGGAAATAAGGAATGAAAGGAGGATAAATAGATGAGTCCGCTTCAAGTTCATTCATGCCACACATAATCATTAATTTTTAAGTTACCGCCACAAAGTTAATGATTTTCCCACGAAGCCAAAGCCTTCCAAGCCCGGGTGAGCTTACCGGGGTGGGAACGAAAGAAACAATAAGAATGATGAAGTCATGAAAAGGATTACCCTAAGCTCCCTTGACGAGCTTTATTCCCGGATGGGGTCGTTGGAAGCCGAAAAGGCCGACATCATATCCGTGAAAAAAGAATATGGGCGGTATACCATAGCATACCGTTCAATGGCCGAATCCGAACAGGACGAGATATTGGCTGACTACGAACGCCTCCTCCGGATGGAAAAGCGCATAAACACCTATCCCGACCTGCGCAGGGCAGTCCGGGCGGCCATGGAACACGAAGATGGGCTAATCAATATCTTCCTTGCTCGGCACAATGGATCCTTGCAAGGAAACTCTCGACAGTCTCATTCAGCACAAGACGGTCATCATGGGCAGACATGATAAGTTTGCAATGTTCCCCATCCTTTTCTATGGCATAGATGAATGACAGGTTGATGTACTCGTATAGATGGATGGAATTTACCAACTCCACTTTGATGAACTTACTCATATTCATTGACTTTTTGGTTTGACAACGTAAAGTTAATGAAAATCCCGTGAAGGAAAGCCTTCCAAGCCCGGTTGAGCTTACCGGGACGGGAACACAAGAAAACAATAAAAAGAATACAGACATGGAAAAGACATTCGCCATTGCGCAACTCATCATCGCCGCCCTGATGTTCCTCTGCGTCACCGCAGGCGCGGCAGCCCACATCCTGACGGGGCATGCCGCCTCGATCCCCGGCCTCTTGGTAAGCCTCGTGTTCATCATCCTCTCATGGAAAATGCTCCGCATATCCTATGAGGAACTGCGTGGAACCCGTTAAAACACACCGGCCATGCTCACCCTCGAATTTCCTGACAAGTCCGTTTCCTACGCCACGTTCGTCCGCGACGTGGCCGCCGAAGTGGTGCGCCAAATCAAAGAACAGCGCGACGACCCCGAAACCGTAAGCCAACGCAAGGCTTACGCCATGTTCGGGCGCGGAAACGTGGACCGGTGGCGCAGGCAAGGGAAGATAACGCCTTACAAACGTCCGGGCAAGGTTGAATATTTTGTCAGTGAATTGAGGAAAGCACAACAGGCCACACAAGACTATTTCGATTTATAACCTATAAACGTACAAGATTATGAACAACAATGAAACATTAAACCAGGCACAAGCCATCCAGTCGCTCAAATCCACGGAAGTGATACGCAACGACTACGTCCGCGGGCAGTTCATCTCCGTCTACAACGCCATCTGGAAAGAGGGTGGGGAAGCGGCATACGAACGCGAAGCCATGTACTTCAACAACCAACTCCGCGACAACGAACGCCTGCGTGCATGCACCGGCATGTCCGTCTTCTTTGCCTTCATCGACCTTGCCGTACGCGGGCTCACGCTCGAACCGGGCTCGCAGTCATTGTGCTACCTCCTTCCCCGCAACTACTGTGTAGGCAAGAACCCACAGGGCAGCAACGTCTACGAGGCACGCTGCAACCTCACCATTTCCGGCTACGGAGAACTCGTGCTCCGTGCAAAAGCCGGGCAGATACTCCATGCCGACAACCCCGTGGTTGTCTATGAAGGCGATGAATTTGCTTTCGGAGAAAAGGAGGGCCGCAAGTACGTCAACTACTGCTGCCGCATCCCGCGCTCCTCCAACCGTATCATAGCCTGCTTCCTGAAAATTACCCGGCCGGACGGAACGGTCGACTACTCCGTCATGACGGAAGCCGACTGGAAACGCCTGTCCGACTTCTCCGGCAAGGCAAACCGTTATTGGGACAACACTGAAAAAAGATACGTGGAAAATCCCAACCAGCTTTACACCTCCTGCGACGGGCAGATTGACATCGGCTTCCTCAAGGCCAAGTGCATCAAGCACGCATTCAAGAGCTATCCCCAAATAGCCATCGGGAAGGGCACGCAGCTCGAAAGCGACGTGGTCACGGACCCGCAGCCCGACTTCGACCCGTACGGGGGAATGGCAAGCGGAACGCCACAGCCCCGGCCGGAGGAAGAAAAGACATTCGCCCCGGCACCCGACATGTCCGCAGGGGTGACGATAGACCCGGCTGCAAACGGGAATAACGACGACACGTTCTGACCATGCCCCCGGAAGAATGTGTTTCATGCCCCAAGAGCCACAAAGGCATCAACGGGCTGCATTGTGACAAACTACACCGATATATCAACTATGCGGACACCGCACCGTGCCGTCCGCAACAAAACAAAAACAATATGGACAATAACGATTTGGCTATCATCAAGCCTGAAAACATGAAAGAAATAATGCTGGCCGCCCCCCAGTCCTATGAACTTAATAAAAAGTCGCGGGACAACTGCGTGGATTTCGGCCGGAACATTCTCGATATGATTAACCGGCAAGGCATGGACGACGGGCTCGACAGTCAGGCGGCCACATTTATCGAGAAAGCACGCCGTACCGTCAAGGCCATGAACGAACGCCGCTCCCCCGTGACCAAGCTGTTCGACCAGGTGCGCACGGCATTCACGACCATCGAAAACGACATCGACCCCTCCAAATCCGGCACCATTCCCCATCAGTTGCAGCAGCTCCGCAACCAGTACGCGGCCAGAAAACGAGCCGAAGAGGAACAGCTCCGCCGGGAAGCCGAGGCACGCCGTAAGGCGGAAGAAGCACGCCAAAGGTTCCGGCAGGACGTAGAGGACGATTTCAAGAGGCAATTCCAACAGCTTGTGAATGAAAACATCGACAAGTTGACCGCAACAGACAACAATGTCACGCTTGACACCTATGAACAGTCCCTTGCATTCATCAAGGGATTCGACAAAGAGCTTCCTTCCGGCTGGCTTGCCAATCTAAAATCTTGTGCCCGCATACCTGTGGGCATGGATATTTCCGAAGTGAAAGCTGTGGAAGATGACACTAAACAACGGCTTGGCAAACAATTCTCCGAGCAGTATGCTTTCGAGGTGGGTCAGACGGCGGATTATATTCTCGACCGCCTGCCCTCCAAGAAAGCCAACTTGGAAAAGATAGTGCAAGCCAATGCCGAAGAAGCAGCACGCATCAAGGCGGAAATGGAAGCACGTCAAAAAGCCGAGGCACAGCGTATTGAAGCGGAACGTGCCGCACGCGAGGCCGAAGAAAGACGCAAGGCTGAAATGGAACGGAAAGCCGCTGAAATGACATCACTGTTCGACAGCCAGGCCGTTGCGGCCGCTTATGCCCCTAAAACGAAAGTCACAAAGAAAATCAACCTGCTCAACCCCGAAGGCATCATGCCCATACTTTCCTTGTGGTGGAGCAAAGAGGGCTGCACGCTCTCTGTGGATGAGCTTACCAAAATGTTCAAGAAGCAAATCGCATTTTGCGAGAAACTCGCCAACAAGGAAGACTTGACAATCAATGATGAAAGCGTTGAATACGTGGACGAAGTTAAAGCCAAATAATCATGAACCACAATCCCGATGAATACTACAATCGTACGGAAGTCTCGAACTCCGACCTCACAGCCCTTCGGGACATACTGCATCCCCGGCAGCAGTTCGGCGACCGTGAGGCGGCGTTCCGCTTCGGCACGCTGGTCGATGCCCTCATCACCGAACCGGCCCGTGTGGACTACTACCGCTTCACCGTGGACGATGTGCAATATGCCGAAGATGAGTTCCGCCACGCATACGAAATGCAACGTTCCCTCCGCATGGAGGCGCGCCGGGATGCCTTCCTCTCAAAGGTTCTCGAACTGGCCGACACGCAACGCTTCATGGTGAACCAAGCCCAGCAGTTCGCTTACCTGGAATATCCCTTCTGCCTTGACACCCGTTGCAAGTGGGACTGGTATCTGCCGGACTTCGGCTTTGGCGGCGACTTGAAAACCACCTTTGCCAGCTCGCAGCAGGAGTTTGACGAAGCGGTCGACTTCTTCGACTGGGACCGTAGCCGGGCATGGTACATGGACATCGCCCGCAGCGACCGCGATTTCATCTACGCCATAAGCAAAAAGAACTGCAAGGTGTTCAAGAAGTTCATCAGCCGTGGCGATGAGATATACAACCGTGGCCGGGAGAAGTATGAGGAGCTGGCCTTCCAGTGGTGGCTGTTAACCCCTAAAAACATAGCGTGATATGGACATCTATTTCCGTGTTACCCCCTATGGCCTTGTGCCGCTCTATGAGAGCGATTACGACCTGAAGAAACGTCTGCGTGTCGGATCCACCGTACGTTGCCGTGTCAGCCAACCGCGCAACTACGAGTTTCACAAGAAGTTCTTTGCACTCGTCCGGCTGACGTTCGACAACCTGCCTGTTCCGCTCGTCGAGCGGTGGAACATACGCAGTGTGGACGATATACTGCGCCGCTTCAAGCGCGACCTCGGATATTTCACGTCGTCAGTCAACGAGCTTGGCGAACGTGAGATAGAGTACCGCAGCATATCCTTCGCGGAGATGGATGAACATGAATTCGAAGCGTTCTACGAAAATTGCATCAACCTCGTGCTCTACAAGTACCTGTCCGGCACCGACCGGAAGGACTTGCTCGAAGAAGTTGAACATTTCCGTTAAGCGAGGGCAGAGGGGGCTTGCCCACTTTGCCAAGTGCAGGAAGTGTAGAATCAGATTCAAAAATTCAAATAACCTGAAAATTATGGAAAGAGCAGGAATATATTTCTACATGCGCCGCGGACGCACATTCCGCATCTACCGCCGGTACGACAACGAAGATGGAACAAGCGGAACCGCCGCACCCGTGGCCGGAGAACACATCTTTTACACCCAACAGGATGCCCGGAATCGTGTGTGCGAGCTCAACGGATGGAGGCCAAAGAAATGACTGCGGATTTAAAACACCATCTCCGCGTCGAGCCTTACCCTTACCAACGAGAGGGTATCGCCTACGGCTTGGACAAGAAACGCCTCATTATTGGTGACGAACCGGGCTTGGGCAAAACCCTGCAAAGCATCGGTATTGTAGACACGGCAGACGCATACCCCTGCCTTGTCATCTGCCCCTCCTCGCTCAAGATAAACTGGCAGCGTGAGTTCGAAAAGTTCACCGACAAAAAGGCACTCGTTCTCGACAACTCCACACGGACTACATGGCCGTATCTCCTGAAAATGGGGATGTTCCATGTGGCTGTGGTAAATTACGAGAGCCTGCGTAAGTTCTTTGTATGGGACATCAAGGGCGGCAAGTCCTTCCGCCTCAAAGACGTGGTATTCTGTCCGCAGATAAAGATGTTCCGAAGCATCATCATCGACGAAAGCCACCGTGTCAAAGACCCCTCCGCCCAGCAGGCCATCTTTACCAAAGGGCTGTCCGTGGGCAAGGAATGGATAATCCTGTTGTCCGGAACGCCGGTGGTCAACCGTCCGGCCGACCTCATCTCCCAACTGTCTATTATGGGGCGTCTCGTGTCCGATTTCGGAGGCCGTTCCGCTTTCCTTCAGCGATATGGCGGTGGCGATGGCAAGAGGGAGAACAAACCACGCAGGTTTGCCCGTACGGAAGAGGAGAAGATTCAGCAACAGATTGAACGGGAAAAAGAGGAAGAAGAAAAACGTCCCCGTAATCTCGGCGAGCTTTCAGCCCGCCTCTACGGCACCTGCATGATACGCCGTGAGAAAGCAAAGGTCCTGTCCCAACTGCCCGACAAGACCCGCATCGACCTCTACGTCGAAATCTCCAACAGTGCAGAATACAATCTGGCAGCTTCCGACCTTGCCGCCTATCTGCAAGCCTATACCCAATGTACCGATTGGGAGATACGTCGCAAGATGCGTATGGAGGCTTTGGTCCGCTTTATGACATTGCGCCAGCTTGCAACGCTCGGCAAGGTAGCACAGGCCGTGGATTTCATCCGCACGTTCCTCGAAAACGGCAAGAAACTCATTGTCTTCTGCTCGCTCCATGAGGTTGTCGACCAACTGCTGAAGTTCTTCCCCAAAGCGGTTACAGTCACCGGGCGCGACACGGGGGTAAACAAACAGGCATCCGTCGATGCCTTCCAGAACAATCCCGATGTGCAGTTGATAATCTGCTCCATCAAGGCGGCCGGTGTAGGCCTTACGCTCACGGCTTCCTCCAATGTGGCTTTCATCGAATTGGCCTGGACGTATGCCGACTGCTGTCAGTGCGAAGACCGTGCCCACCGCATAGGGCAGAAGGACAATGTGACGTGCTACTACCTGCTTGGCAGGGGGACAATAGACCAGACCGTCTACTCGCTCATTCATCGTAAGAAGTCCATTGCCGCCGAGATAATGAACGCTGACGATGACATACCTACTGATGAAATGTATTTTAATGAATTGGTATCAATATTCTTAACAAACAGGAATTATGGAAGTGTGCAAGACTGACATGCGAACGGTTATCAAGTATTTGGATGACGCCGAAAAGCTATATGGAAGCCAGCCGGGACAGCGTTCCATTTGCCGGGCATGGGCAATACGAAGATTGATTAGAAAACTGAATAAAAAACTTTCAAAACATGAAGAAAATGACGAAACAAGAAATCATTGAGCAAATCACGGAGCAAACAGACTTGCGACGCTCCGAAGCCAAAAAGGCTGTTGAAAGCATGATGGACATTCTCTCACAGGCTTTCGCAAAAGGCAATAACGTGTACCTCCGTGGATTCGGCACTTTTATGGTACGGCAAGCCAAGGAGAAGAAGGCGCGTATTGTCGCCACGGGGGAGGAATGTATTGTTCCGTCCCACCGTACCGTGAGATTCAAACCCTGTATCGAACTTAAAAACAAATTGAAATGAGACTGTTTGAATGTGGCATCCGCTACGAAAAGACGTTGGAAAACGGGATGCAAAAGAAAGTGACGGAATTGTTATATCGTAGATGCCCTGTCATTCACAGAAGCAGAAATGCGTATCAGTGCAAATATGAAACTTTTTATCAGTGGTGAGTTTGAGGTGGTTTCCGAGAAAATCACCAAATACTCCGAACTGGTGGAAACAGCCGACGGTGACAAGTGGTACAAGGCCAAAGTAAATTTCATCACGCTCGATGAAAAAAGCGGGGTGGAGAAGAAACAGGCTTTCTTCTACCTTATACAAGCAAAGGACATTGACCACGCACGTAAGCGTCTCAATGAATACATGAAAGGTTCCATGGCCGACTGGGAGTGCGAGGCTTTACAGGAAACAAAGATTATGGACGTGTTCGCCTACAAGGTGGAAGAGCAAAAGGGCAGGGAGGAAGACTTGGAGAAGATATGCGCAAACCCCGGAATCCAGAAAACCGCAAAAAGGTTCATCGACAGCATACCCGATGGTCAGAAGGTGACAATCAGTTCGCCCGGATGCGAAGATGTGGTCATAGATAAAACACACGGCCATGAAGAAGATGACGCTTGACGAACTGTTGGCCGCAGCCAACAAGCCATCCGCAAGGAGGAACAAAAGGGGCGTAACGCCCCAGGAACACCGCTTGCAAGTGGCCTGTGTGCAGTGGTTCAACCTCAAATACCCCCATTTGAAGGGACGGCTTTTCGCTGTCCCCAACGGTGGCCGGCGCGATGCAGTGACCGGCGCGATGCTGAAAGACGAAGGCGTGGTGGCTGGAGTGTCCGACCTCGTCCTTCTGAAAAGGAACCGGTGTTTTGGCGCGTTGCTCATCGAAATGAAGACGCTCAAAGGTCGTCAAAGGGACAGCCAGCGTTGGTGGCAGTCGGTCATTACCGAAAACGATGAGTACAAATACGTGGTATGCCGCTCCTTTGACGGATTCATCCGCGAAGTGGAGCAGTACCTGAACGACACAGAATGATATGGACAAGAGGGAAAACAACTATTTCAGCCATGACAGTAATGCACGAAACAGCGACAAGCTCATTCGGCTGCGCATGCGCCACAGGGCCGCCGGTTACGGTGTCTATTTCATGATCCTTGAACGGCTGAGGGAAGAGCCGGGTTACATGAGTGCCAAAGATTATAATATGATAGCCTTTGACCTTCGTGTGGATGCCTCCCTGATAAAATCCGTGGTAGAGGATTTCGGGTTATTTGTCTTTACCGAAGACGGTAAGTACTTCTACTCCGAAAGTTTCAACCGGAGAATGGCCATAAAGGATGAAAAGGCGAAAAAGCAATCCGAAGCCGGGCGTAAGGCTATGGAAAAGAGATGGAAAAAGGATTCTGGGAAAAGAGAAGACGATAACCTGCTTATAAGTAACTTATCCGAAAACGATAACCTGCTTATAAGTAAGCCATCCGAAAATGATAACAAGGAAAGTAAAGAAAAGGAAAGGAAAGTATATAATACACAAAAAGAAAAAGAAACAAACACGTGCGAAGAGCCTGAAATGTCCGTGGAGGAAAAATGCCACATGACCTTCAAGTACTTCAACGACATGACCGTCTACTACAACAGTGCCATCAAGCCCGTGAAAGTGCTCACCGGGGAGCGCATGAGGAAGCTCGAAGAGGTCGTCCGCCGCTACGACCGCAACCAGATAGCTTCCGCCATACGCAACGCCATGAACAGCGATTTCCTCAACGGGCGCACGTCCCGGCGCAAGCTCCCCGCCGATTTCGATTGGATATTCGAAGAACGCAATTTCACAAAAATATTTGAAGGAAGTATATGAACCACAATTCTAAAAACCATTGGACGCCGGCCGAACTTCATTTCTTGGAAAAGAACTACGGCTTCATGCCCACACACGATATTGCCGTGTATTTGTCCCGGCATTCACTCAGTTCCATCTACCAGAAGGCATCCGCTTACGGCCTGACACAGAAATATCCGGAAGCCAAAGAATACCATTCCCCAAAATTCCGTAACATGACTGTCATGGAACAAGCTTATGAGATGGGGATGTCGTATTCGGCCGTGTGGGCTAACCGCAGGAAAAAAGTGGTATGACAATTTATTTTGAATAAGAAAATGATAGAATTATGCCAATAAGTGAAGTATATAACACGGACTGCATGGAATACATGAAATCTATTCCTGACAAGTTCTTTGACCTGGCCATCGTTGATCCTCCTTATGGGATTAATGCCCCGAATATGAATATGGGTACCAACATGAACCGTAAACATGGAGGTTATAATGGTGAAAGCGTTGCGCAGAGATTGAAGAAGGGACGTTTGAATAGGGGTGCCGGAAAGTTAAAAAGCAGGGCATTAAACATGATGTCATGTGATTGGGATTTTTCTCCCCCTTCCAAAGAGTATTTTGATGAATTGTTCAGGGTCAGCCGGAACCAGATAATATGGGGAGGCAATTACTTCAATTTACCACCGAGCCGTGGAATTGTCTGTTGGGATAAGATGCAACCGTGGGAAAACTTCTCCCAAGTTGAATTGGCATGGACATCTTTCGATTGTCCGGCTTCCCTCATCCGTCTATCCAATACCGGTGGAGCTAACAAAGAAACAAAGATTCATCCTACACAGAAGCCAGTTGCATTATATCACTTCTTGCTGAAAAAGTTCGTCCGTTCCGGTAATAGGCTCCTCGACACTCATTTGGGTAGTGGGAGCAGCCGGATAGCCGCTTACAAAATGGGCTTTGATTTTTGGGGAACCGAGATAGACAAAGAATATTTCGATGCGCAGGAAAAACGCTTTCGAGAAGAATGTCTGGGCGAAGTGAGACTGAAAAACGGCGATGTATATGTACAAAAAGAACTGTTTGAATTATGAATATAGGTCTATTGGCTGTAGATAGCAATTATCCAAACCTTGCTCTTATGAAGATAAGTGCATGGCACAAAAATCAAGGCGATAGGGTGGAATGGTATAACCCGTTCGAACACTATGATAAATTGTATATGGCAAAAGTATTTTCATTTACGGAAGATTACCATCAATACATAAACAATGCGGATTGCATAGAGAAAGGTGGAACAGGATATGATATACAGAAGTTTCTGCCGGAACAAATCAACCGGATGCAACCTGATTACAGCTTATACCCCTCCATAGACCATAAAACAGCCTACGGTTTTCTTACACGTGGTTGCCCCAATAAATGCAAATGGTGTGTCGTACCCAAAAAAGAGGGAAACATACGGCCTTATATGGACATCGAGGAAATAGCCATAGAAGGGCGAAAAAATATTATTCTCATGGACAATAATATACTTGCTTCCGATTACGGATTAGGTCAGATAGAAAAGATTATCCGTTTGAATTTACATGTAGATTTTAATCAAGGATTAGACGCACGATTAGTTACGGATGATATTGCAAAACTATTAGCTAAGGTCAAATGGATAAAACGTATAAGATTCGGCTGCGATACACCAAAGCAGATAGTTGAATGTGAACGCGCCACGGCTTTAATAGAAAAGTACGGTTACAAGGGTGAATATTTCTTTTATTGCATCCTTCTTGACGATTTTAAAGAATCATTTAATCGAGTGAATCATTGGAGAAATAAAGGATGTAGGTACCTACCACACGCCCAACCGTATAGAGATTTAAACAACCCACGGCAAATCCTTCCTCAATGGCAAAAGGACTTAGCAGGATGGGTGGATAAAAAGTGGATATTTAGAACTTGCGAGTTTAAAGATTTTGAGCCACGAAAAGGATTCAAGTGCAAAGAGTATTTTAATAAAATGATATAAAAAGAAATGAAGTACGCATTACGAAACCAAGAAATAATTATGTATAGTCCGGAGTACGTGACAGAGCACATTTTGAAAAGCCTTAATTCCTATTTTGGCAAACAAGATAATAAACGTATTATAGATGATATTTCACAAGAAGAATATGTAGGCTCCAATGGAACACATTATCCGCTATTGAGAATAAACGACCTTGCGGATGAGAATGCCATGTTGGAATTTGCTGTTGTAGATAGGTACCAAGATGTATTTGAACTGTGCTTTTTAGGACGCATGAAAGGATAAAACAATGAAAAGAAAAGATATTAAAATGAGAAAAATAAATACCGTACAGGATTTGATAAATGAACTGATGCTTATATATAATAAGGATGCGGAGATAAACATCGTTCTGAACACAGGGGGCTATGAAACCCTGTTTACTCCAGACCTATTCGATTTTTCAATTATAGATTACACGGATGTACATCCTGACGACGGGGAGAAGGAGAATAGAGTTGTGTTACAAATGTATCGTTGAGAAGAAAATATAAAAGGATATTACTTATGACAAAGGAACAGATTGAAAAAGCGGGAAAAATCTATATTGAGAACCTTTTAGATGACCATATAGATTATACCATAATTAATAACGAAGAAGATAATTATGAAGCTGGGAGAAATCATGCGCTTTATGAATTTGGTGCGGATATTTTCAAAGCTGGTGCAGAATGGATGGAAAAAAATTCGTGGATAAGCGTAAAAGAACGTTTGCCGGAAGAAGGACAGCGTATTTTAGTAGGATTCTTGTTTTACTATAAATATTATGATAGGGAGGCAGAATCACGTAGGTATATAGATATATTTACATATAAAAATGGCGTGTGGGTTAGTGATAATGGGGAATCCTATCCGGGGAAGGAACTTACAAGGCGAGATATTAAAGTTATATGCTGGCAACCTATTCCTTCTTTTGATGAAATATTAGAAGCTAATAGAGACGTTTTGGAACGTATTAAATACAAATCTAAACCAACTTGTATTAGAGATAAAGATAAGACATGTCGTAAATGCCATGAATGTGATGTCGATGTAATGAATCCAACACGTTCAAATTATTAATGAGAAAGGAAGTAAATTATGACAAAAGAACAGATTGAAGAAGCAGCAAAAGAATATTCTGGGTTAACTGATAATCCAAAAGATTCAGATTCGAGAGAGAAAGGCTCTTTGTGTATTGCGTTTAAAGATGGTGCCTACTGGCGCATCAACTCCGTATGGCACGACGCAAGCGAACAACCCAAAGACAGGAACGCCCAATGCCTCGTAGAGGTAAAATCAGGAGGTAGTAGTTTTTTTCTCCTCAGTCAATTTTATCACAGTGGCGGATTCTCATTTATGTACGGAATAAGTGACATACAACCGAAGCGTTGGGCATACACCAAAGACTTACTACCTAATACGGAGGGCTGAAAAATGTTAGACATACTGAATTTTATATTCCAAGACTTTTTTCATTGGCTTGGTACGGTAATACTCATTATTTGTATTCCCTTTCCATTTAGCCATAATAGTTTCATTAATATCAAAAACGAAAACAAGGAGGATTGACTTATGAAAGTAACAATTAACAAACAAGTAGAAGCAAAATTATTAAAAGTTGATGCCACAGTCCGTTACTGGCAAGACAGCGAAATTAACGGTGCGAAAGATTATGATTGCGAAGAAGAACCGAATGAGCCTAAAATGCCCTGTACTGAGTATATCGGAGAACAGAATGGATATTTACGGGCATATAACTGGCATTGGAAACCGGTTATTGATATAGATAATGGTCTAATAATAAATTGGACGGAAGAGGTTACAGCTTCCATTCATTATAAGGTGTGCGATGAATTTCAGTGCGATATTATTGATGCTGAGAACAATGCCATTCTCTCTTATGAGGGATATGTTCCTCGTTGCATGTGTCCTAAAGAAAATGGATATGGGGATTATATCATTATGGATATTGATGGGCATGGGGTTATTAAAGGTTGGAAACCGGAACTTGTACTAAGGATATTGGAAGAAAAGGAGGATTGAACAATGAAAACAATAACCATCAAACAGCCGTGGGCGAGTCTTATCGCTCATGGTATCAAAGACATTGAAAATCGGACTTGGCCGTGTCCTAAGAAATACATCGGACAAAGGGTATTAATACATGCCGGCCAGAGAACAGCCAGCTTTTGGGATAGCACGCCAGAAATATACAAAATAGCGGATAATTTTATTTCTGAAATATCAAAATCTGGTACAGATTGGAGCCGTTATCCTCATGGATCCATCATCGGCTGTGTAACAATAGCCGATTGCGTGCAGAACCATCCATCTATTTGGGCAGAGAAAGGAGTATGGAACTGGGTACTGAAGGATGCGGTTCTATTTGACAAGCCGATTGAGAATGTGAAAGGAAAACTTGGTTTTTGGGAACATAACTTAGAGCAAACAATATGAATTTTAAAAATCAAATATCAACAAGCAGGGAACAGTCGGAAAGGCTGCTCTCGCTGGGCTTAAAGCCCGAAACAGCAGACATGTGTTATATAGACGATTTTCTTTTAAGTTTAACTGACGAAGAAATGCAAGATTTACCCTCTTGGAGCCTTAGCCGGTTGCTGGATATAATGCCGGAATCCATATTCATAAAGAGTGACCGGCGAGCTTTAAAACTGTATCCTCCGGTTGTCGCCTATGTATATGATAATGGAGCTGCTTTTTTTGATTCCATGAATATATTTGAAAACATTATTGACATGATAGACTGGCTCATCCAAAACGGACACTTCAATAAGGAATATTTAAAACAAGAATAATATGAATTTGAATGAATGGCGCGACCGTGCCTACAAAACCGCCTGCGAACACGGATGGCACGAGGAAGAATATAGTAATGAACACTTTTTATGCTTGGTCATATCCGAACTGATGGAAGCCGTGGAAGCTGACAGGAAAAGAATGCACGCATTCAGGACACCATTTGAAGATTTTATATGTCGTTTCACAAAAGGCCCGGAGCATGCTTACAAGGTCGCTTTTGACGAATACATCAAAGATTCCGTGGAGGACGAACTTTCCGATGCTGCCATCCGATTGTTTGACTTGTGTGGACTTCGAGGTATAACTATTGATTTTCAGGAAAATGAAATTTACGAAGCAACGGAAAGTTGTAATGGAGAATCATTCACCGAAAGCATATACGCCATCGCCACAATTCCGATAAGGTTTGAATACGAATACGATTATTCTTTCGACAAACAGATAAACAGCATGCTGTTGGGCATTATAGGACTTGCAAACTATCTTGGCATAGACCTTATGTGGCACATCGAACAGAAAATGAAGTATAACGAACTCCGTCCGTATAAACACGAAAATAAAAAGTATTGAGCATGAAAGCAAGAATAAAATCAAACGGGCATATAGTGAATGTCCACGAAACGGGAGAGCGCGTGATTAGTAAAAACGGTATCGAACGAACATATATAAGCGATGATTGCAGTGGAATTTACTATTCCCAGTCGGAACTTGAATTTTTACAAACCAACGACGAAGACACCATCGACTGGAATCAAGTCCGCATACAGGCGGCCATAGCGGCCATGCAAGGAATACTAAACGATGAAGAAGAAGTTGGCTATGCTTGTTCCGAAGCAACATATAAAGAGAACGAGAAACATACAACACCTATAGCTGTTGCTCGATTTGCGGCAGCTTGTGCCGATGCTCTGGTGGCAGAGCTAAAAAAGAAAGGAGATGAGAGATGAGTATTGCAGAAGACATCGTATATGGGCGTTGTTGCCAACTTTGCGGGGTGTACTTTGAACACCCACACGATCATCCCGTCGTATGCAAAAGTTGCTACAGAGAACTCAAAAAGGAAAAAAAAGGCTACCAGTTAGCCGTACATGACGAATTATAAAAGACATAAAACATGCAAACAACAGTATTAAAAGAAATCATCGCCTTTCTATTGGGGCGTAAATATTATGCTAATATCGTAGGAACAAAGGGCATGGAAAAAAAGGAAATTTGTTCGTATATTTTTCGAACGAAACAAGAAGCCGAAAAGCATCGGGACGAATTATCCACCACACTCTCGTTCAACTATATTGAGACAATTTCTTTTCGCTCACGTAAGGAGTATTGATTTTATTAACCACCGTAGCTGAGTATTAAAACTTAAACACCCGGCTACGGCATAATAGAGTAAATTCGCATTATGATATTCAGCAAACTTATACATAAATGGAAATCGCTTAAGTACTACGTGATTGCCGATCCTACCGACAATTCCGTAACGCTGTCCCAAAAACTGTTCAATCACATAAGGAACAATGTACAGGGAGATGATTCCCCCTCTGTGTTTGTATTCCGGATACCTCATCATGGCACGTATGGCTTCATGCTCAACCCTGAAATCAACCAGCCCACACAACTGTGTCAGATACAGTATAACAGCAACAACCCCTAAACTCATTCGCCAATGCAAAGCATCCTCGGAAACACACGGAAAACTGACATAACCTTTCACTGGGATGGGCGCATCGACATTTCCGCCCATGTTTCCAAAGTTCTGTCTTTGCGAAAAGGTGATGTCATCGACATACTTGACGGCGATGGTGAACTTTACCTCTACGTCAAAATACATGCACCCATAATCGGTCGCTACGAGGCCACATGTTTTCCCACGCATTCGCGCAGCCAACATTTCCGCGCGTGGTCGCAGAAATTGTGTCGCTACATCATCAAAGCAGGGGGGACATCACTCTATAAAGTAAAACTTGGTGTGGGCATACCGGTCTCATTGCCCAATATAGGAATCGCTTTGCCCATTATTTACAGACATATCCTGAACAATGATACAAGAAATTAAATACAGCGGTTTTACGGCCACTCCCTCCGACTATGAAAGTACAGATGGGGAATTGGCCATGTCTTTGGGATTGGTACCCGAGGACGGGGCTTTAAAACCCGTCTTACCGCCCAAGGAACTCTTCACTCTTGATGAAACCACGAATGTGGTATTCATACACAAGACTTCCAATTTCACGCATTACATCGTTCTCGACAGCTCCAACAAAGAGATGCTTTTCACCTATGGGGATACAGGGCACGAACCTTTTTATGAGCAACAGCTTCATGTATTCCAATCATCCACGGTGTTTTATGGTTTCAACGCCGTAGGAAACACATTCATGGCACTTACGGATAGCGGCATCCACTACTTCCTCTGGAAGGAACCATCAGAAGAATACTCCTATCTGGGCACGCACATGCCGGAATGCCAAATCTCTTTCGGATTGACCGGCGAAATGGTGAGATACGACGAATTCCAGATTTCTTTCGACGGATGGAGCGAACGGGAATTTCCAAATCGTCCCACCGAAAACATCCAAAAGCAAATCACAGACCAGGTACTGGCACAAGTGAACCTTTTCATTGCGACAGAAAGCACTGGAAAGGGGAAATTCCTCTACCCGTTTCTTGTGCGCTACGCCTATCGCCTTTATGACGGTTCCCTGGTGATGCACTCTTCTCCGGTGCTGATGGTGGCTTCTTCAGATTGCGCCCCCGTGGTATTCGTCTATGAACTGACAGGGAAGGATGGAATGATCAACGCGGCGAAGCTCCGTGTATGCGGCGTTTTGCACCAATTGGATTATGCCGTCATCGACAAATCCTGCGTCAACGAACTGAGGCTTTGGAAAGATGTCATCAAATCCGTGGACATCTTCATCTCTGCACCGATTTACACCTATGACCAAAGCGGTACATGCGGAGGATTTTCTTCTTCAGGACTCAACGGGTCGTATTGCGTAAGCAAAGTTCATGCAAGACCTTCCGTAAGCGACTACCATCAAAAATTCGAGTTCCTGGAACTTTGTTCCGCCATTTATGGAGGATTCCCCAAATACAAAGTCATTTTGCCCCGGAAAACCGAAGAAGAAGTAAAGGAAGCCATACGGTCTTGTGCACAGTTTTACTTTTTGCGAAGTTTGAAAATTGAAGAATTGTCCACAGAAAGGAAAACCATTGAAGTCAAGGAAGACTATTTGCAAACATTGGTCACCCGTGAACTGATGACCGATGATTATGACAGCCACGATACTCTTATCCCTGCATATTCTTTCATTTACAATTCAAGGGTCAATGTGGCCAACATGAAAAAGAGGCTTTATGGGGAATACAATGCCGGAGCGATGCTGCAATTCACGGACGGCTACAAGATCGTCAGCCCGGGCGAAGGCACTGACCCATATGCAAGGGACGGCACTGTCCTTTATACCGTCGATTACCATATCCGTCAGGACGGGAAAGAAATTGTAGTCAAGGGTGGGGGACTGGCTATGTCACAATACTTCACACCCTTGCTCTTCCTCTATTACCCCAATGTCAACGCATACAAAGCCGTCGTCTCCGCACAGCAACCATACCCCCCGTCCAAATGCTACGAAGTAAATCTCGAACCGCATGATTTCCTCAATGGGGCATTCTATTTCGGTGGATGGGACAATCCACGGGAGGGGGGAGAGACCGACGCCGCTTCTACTGATGAAGAACGCACGATAGGACTACCGAACAAAATCTACACCTCCGAAGTAAACAACCCCTTCTACTTCCCCGTATTGGGCATCAATACTATTGGCACAGGCACCATTCAGGGGATAAGTTCTGCCGCAAAGGCTCTTTCACAAGGACAGTTCGGACAGTTCCCTTTATACGCTTTCTCAACCGATGGCGTTTGGGCATTGGAAGTGTCCGCTACCGGGACCTATTCAGCCCGCCAGCCTATTACGCGCGATATATGCATTAATCCATCCAGTATTATGCAGATTGATTCTGCCGTACTGTTCACTACAGACAGGGGTATCATGCTCATTAGTGGTTCTGAAACGATATGCCTGTCCGACAGCATTAACAGCCGTGATTTGTTTAGTATCTCCGATTTACCCAAAGCAGGCGTCCTTGTTGGGCTGTTCAATCAACGTGCCAGTGGAAACAAGCAGATTTCCATTGAAAATATATCCCTACTACCTTTCCGCGATTTCCTCTTGGATTGCCGCATGATATACGACTACACCGGGCAACGCATCATCGTTTACAATCCGTCCGTCAGCTACGCCTATGTCTATTCCCTGAAATCCAAGGCATGGGGAATGATGCACAGCGACATTACGGACAATGTGAATTCCTACCCAGATGCACTCGCCATGGTTTCTGGCGGAAAGCTCGTCAACTTCTCACTCTCCGATGCTACGGGTATCACTGCCCTCGTCATCACCCGGCCGTTCAAGTTGGGCACAGCCGATGTCCTGAAAACAGCCGACACCATTATTCAGCGTGGCTTCTTCAAGAAAGACCATGTATCGCAAATCCTCTATGGCTCATGCGACCTCTTCAACTGGCACATTGTATGGAGCAGTACCGACAAGTATCTGCGAGGCTTCCGGGGAACACCCTACAAATATTTCCGTCTTGCCCTCATCTGCAAGCTTGACAAGGCCGAAAGTATCTATGGATGCTCCGTGCAGTTCACGCCAAGGTTTACAGACAAGCCGCGTTAAATCACATTGTTTATAGGTTAGTTTTTTAAGGTTAATAAGATTGCGACGAAAGAGCCGGCATGCGTGATGCACCCCGGCTCTTTACTCTCTGAAAAATCTCCTAAAACGGCTTCAACCTCCGCTTTATCTTTTCGGTTCGCGACACAAGTCCGGTTTGTATCTTGTTCCGCAGCGTCGTGAATTTCTTTTCCCACACAGCTTCGCTTTCCGGATTGGTGATGCTCATCCAGTCGGCAAGCACCCTGCACACCAAGTATTCGTGTATCAACGGCCCCAACATCCGCAGGGTGGTCAGCGAGAAGCTTTCTGGCAGCGTCAGCTTGATTTCGTAGGTTTCAGGCTCTTCCAGTACATCGTCCAATACTTCCTGTTCGTCCGGTATCTCCTCTTTCGTGTAAGGGTACAGCATTTCCACGCATTCGGCGTGCGCCATGTTCAGCACCCTTGTCACCCGGTCTACATTGCCGTCCTGAGCGATGTCGGACATTTGGTGCCGCCTGCATTCTTCACCCTCCGGAAGGATGTCTGCCTCCACAAACGAGTAGTTACTCACATCGTAGATTAGCTCGGCTCGCTTGAAAGTCAGAACCACATACTTCTTTTTTTCTTTTGAGCCGCAGCAACTATTGTCATACGGATACCTCATCATGCTTTTAGTCATATGTCGGACGGTTAGGGCGGCTGCGCTTGTATAAGGCACGCTTTACTATTTCAAGGCTGGCAGTCGAATGCGTCAGGTAATCCTGTGCATCAGCCTTGTTCGTGATGGTGAACCATTCATACAGTGCCACGTCCACTAAATAGGCGTGTATTCCGTTCCCGAGACTGTCAGCCGAGGCGTTGTTGTAGTTCGAGGGCAGTTTGAAAGTCAATACCAGTTGTCCGTCGTTGTCAATCTCTTGGGGGATGATGTCGTTCGATGTGCTTTTATCCTCGTCCAAGTATTCCCCAAGCAGGCTTTTCAAGCTGCTGAATGCGTTTGCAAGGCTTCGTCTCAATTGGTAACTGTTCTCATTGTCCTCCGAGGCCTGCATGTTCGAGCTGGCCTCGTAATCCATCCCTCCGGCTTCTCGTGCTTGTCCGGTCAGGTAGGATTTGTTCATGATGTCATACATCAACTCTTTCACCTCTTGGGTGACTGTCAGTGTCTTTTTGTTCTCTGCCATAGTCGTGAATTTTAGTTTTTAACTCTTGATTCTTCGCTATTAATTTAGTTATACATCGGTCGCCGTGGTTTTTTCTTGAAGAAAGCCTTGCGCATGATATCCTCCACGTTCGTGGCTGCTCCTGCTGCATAGTCGGTGGCTTCCTCCTTGTTGGTAAAGGTGTACCATTTTGCCGTGATGTTCATCACAAAGAAGCTGAATAGACTGCGCTCCATACTCTTAAGCAGGCTCTCGTCAAACGATGCCGACAGTTCCAACGTCAGCGTATAGGTAGCGCCGGTTTCCGTTTCACTCGCAAGGAACTTTTTCAGGCTTCCGGCAATGGCGTTCTTACTCTCATTCCAAAACCTCTCCAACATGGCCTTGTCATCCTCTGTGGTGAAGATGCGGTCGTAAGCGGCATCGTCATCCATCTTGGCACCGGTGTACGAGGTGGTCTTGGCCACTTCATTATACACATCCTCTTTCTTTACGCTCAACCTCTGAATTCCCATATTACATTTCCTCCTTTTTGTTTCATTTATTCCTATTCCTCTGATAAACGAAAAGGATCCCCCTCACAAGCGCCACCACGGCCACAACCACCATCGCAAATCCCCCATAGTGCAGCTTCGCCTCCTCCCACCACGAAAGCTTGCGTTCCGCCACCTTTTCCAACGACTGTCCATCCACCTTTTCCATCAACGAATCAATCCGGTGCGAAAGCCTCAGGTAGTCCGCCATGGCCTTCTCCTCCAGTTCCGACATCTCCTGGTCTCGCCGGTCAATGCTCGTGCGGCTCTCACGTTCCTTATACTGCCTCCCGCAAGAATCCGGTTCCGACCATACCACCGTCCGGTTCTCCACCTTCAAGTCCGAAAAACGCTCCACCGTCTGCCGGACGACACTCGACAACTCCATACGCAGACTGTCCACCGTATCCTCAAAAGAAGAACTGTGTCCCGTATAATCTGCCGTACGTTCCGTTTCCAAATGCTTTGAACCGGCACATCCGCATATGGCAAACAATAACAGGCCGACCACGAGCCAGAACACCGGCACCATCAGCCAAGGCCAGAACACTTTAAAAAATCTATTCATCTCTCCATTCCTTTTGTGGCAACGAAAAAGCGGCAACCCCGACTTGTTTTGTGGGATTGCCGCCAATGGATCATAAACTATTCCAACCTATAATTTAAAATAACTCTTGTTGCCTTGGAGCTTCTATATGTTCAAGAAACTCCACGATTTTATATGACTTGTTTTCGTATGCCCTATATACAGGATTATATCTTTTGACAATCCTCATTTTTACGTATATGGCATCCCCTTTTCCAAACCTTTCACCTTCATCAATCTTCTTCATCAACGCATCATCTTTTACAATCATCTGTATCTTGAATCCATTATAGATAAACTGCCACCGGCTTCCGGGTTCAAAATTAAGGGCTATTATAGTAAGTAAGGCATCTGTCGTTTCTTCCTGTTCGTTGGGGATACTTTTCTCCAAATCGAAGTCATCGTAAATGTATTCCTTGAAGTCTTTCCGCTCAAATGAGACAGGCTCTCCACTTCCACATTCCACGCTGAAACCTTCGACATTAGAATCAGAATCAGCAGTTTCAATGGATTTGGACACGGCTTCCCTCACCGGAGGTTGGTTATATACATTTATTGTAACATTATATTCGACATTTTCCAAAACAGTCTTTGCGGCCTGTCTGTCTTCATCGGTTTTTACAGGCTTACCCTTAAAATACTTGTATAACTTATGAGTGCCTTCAACCACTGCATACAGGCTTGCAATATAAGTCATACCTTCACTCGAGAAAATATGCTTCAACGCTGATTCTATCAGAGAAACATCTATAACGAAAGAACCTTTTTCTATCGCATTGACTTTAAGTTCTATGTTTTTAGAGCCTCCGCTAAGTTCCTTGTTCGCTTCATTGACAATATTTTGATAATGTATCAGTACATTAATGAGAGTATTGGCATCTATTTGATGCGTTTGTCCTTCAAACGTTATTTTCATTACCTTCTTTTTCATACATTAAAAAGCCCAAGGTTCGGCCCATCCATTATCAAGGATAAGCGGCCTTGTACGGGCTGCTTTCGGACGAGCGTTGCCATTGAGCATAATCATGATGCAAATATAAACTTCAATTTGAAGGAAACAAAATCATAAGAATCGAAATTCTTATTTATTAATATTTTTAACTATTGACCGTCCGCAATCCCACCAAGTCAAAGACCGCTTCCCCGCCACCGGGTTAATAATCATTCATTTCACATCGCCAATGCCCGCGCCAGCATCCAGACACCCACGGCCAACATGAGGAAAACCAACCAAGGCGGCAAACCCTTCCCGTCGTCTCCCCCGCCGTCGTCAAGCATCGGCCAGTATTCATCACTCGTTCCCATTGCTATGCGATATTAAAGAACCTGTCAGCCTCCCATTTCCTGCGCTTCACCAGTCCCTCCAGCTTCCGCTTCTTCCCGGCCACGGTCGCATACACCCACTTCATGAACTCCCCACGCACCTCCGCGTCCGGCGCGCAAGCCCGTATTTTCTTCAAAAGTGTGGAACCCTCCAACGCATCGCACCCCACGTTGTACGCGAAATCCACCAACGCGTCAAACTTGTTCTGCCTCTCTGTCACGCTCAGTTTGTCCACGAACGCTTCATATTCCGCCAAGTCACGCCTGAGCTGCCGTTCTGCCTCGCCCTCCGTCATCTTGTCGCCACGCTTTACGCCCGCCGTATGTCCGTATCCTACCGTCCACACCCCCGCCGGGCAACGGTAAGCCGTTCCCCGGAATCCCTCGAAACGCTTTATCGCCTCAATCAATGTATTGCTCGCTTTCATATATCCACTTTTTTGTTTAACTTTGCTTCCGCCTCCCGCGAGGGACGCCCGAAAAACTAATAAGTTTTTCATGTTATTAGTATTTAAAGTTAATAAGGGGGAGGCGGCATGCCTCCCTTTTTTATTTCTTTTCCTTTCCCTCCGCCTCCTGCCTCTCCTGTTCCACACGTTCCACGATGGGTTTCCAATAAGATGGAAGCATACGGGTAAATTCCAACCTTACCGCATGATAAACGATACGCAAGGCGATATTCGTCGGATGAACCTTTATCAGGTTCTTCACCGCATTCTGGACGTAAACGTACATGAACACATACGTCAGCGATTTGATGACGATAATGGCAGCCTCACCGTCACCGCACTGTGACATCACCGTGAAAAGGAAGCAGATTATCACCACATAAAGAACCAGTTCGGCCAAGGCGTTCTTGAACTTTCCGAAAGAAAAGTTCTCGCAACAAGTAAAGCTGACCCCGTCCGCCTTCATGCCGGCATAGATATTGAACGCAAAAGCCAGTACCAACGCCAGCAAAAATCCCTTTGTCGGAGTATAATATGCCAGTACCGGACTGATGGCCGATGCCGACACCATGCGCAAATGTTCCAAATCTGTTCTCATATACTATTCCTTTTCCATTATTCCGCAGGCGGGGTATAAATCCCCTCCGAAAACCTGTATTCATTATACTGCGTCACCTGACCCCACGTGTCGCCGCTATAAGAAGCATACAGGTGTACCAGTTGCATGCGGCTCGTACGGTAATGCTCCATCCACATCATGTACACCGTCGTGTCCGAGACCTCCACCGAAACAGGCACCGAATGCGTGACCTTGTCCAAGGAGCCGTCCCATCCCAAAAAGGGACGGCGCGCACGTACCGCCGCCACCAAGTCGGAAGGTTTCCCGAAACGGATTAAAAGTTCCTCGGAACTCGAATTTTCATTCACGTTAAGGCACACCAGGTAAGGCCCCGCCCCGTACTCTTTCCCGTTAAACACGATGCTCTCCGCGTCCGTGGGGAAAAATAACGCCTGCGGGTTGGCACCCGTCAGCGACAAAGCCTGCGCCCGCGTCTTGCTCGCATACACCTCAAGCAGCTTCCCCGTAGGAGAGGCCAGAGGGACAGCATCCCCCTGTGCCTGAAAGCCCGCATCAATCATTTCCTCTTCCATAAGCCGAATACTATTTTATGGTAAGTGCGGCCACGGCCTTGTCCGCGTTCGTCTTCGCAGTATTCGCCGTTGACTGGACAGTAGATAACGACGCTTTTGTTGCATAAGTATTACTGGCATCGGTCTTACTCAATTTTTCATCCTGTAACTTCTTACCCTGTGCTGCAGAAAGGGGTTTGTCTTTAGAAGTAGAGGTCAAATTGTCTACCACATCCGAATTAGTAAGAGGGTCTATATTTCTGATTTCGTTTACATCCAAATAGACATCACCCTCATCAAGAGTTATATCAATATGGTTTAGTTTACCGAATGTACCGACAAATTCCAAAATAATGTAACTATCCGATACAAATCCAACTGATACTGGAGCGATGATTTCATCTCCAATATTCCCTTGAAAAACAAATCCGGATTGATACGCACTGATAACCTCAGAAGCATTACCTAATATACTTGTCAACTGGCTTGCATTGGTGTCCTCTGTTATGGTAGACAAATCGCCCTTGAATTTGTACACGTTCGCTTTTTTCGCCACATCCGCTTTCGTAGCATACGTACTACTCGCATCCGTCTTCTTCAGGTAAGTGTTCCCCGCTTCCGTCTTGCTTAAGTACGTGTTGCTTGCGTCCGTCTTTTTCAAATAAGTATTAGCCGCATCCGCCGCTTTAAGGAACACCGACAAGTCCACCGTACCCCCCAGCGCATCCCAGTTGTCGTCATTGTGGTCACTCGAAGAAGTGTTCGTCACGCAAACCACGTTCGTCCCCGCCGGGTACTTCTTGCCACCCAACGTGAACTCAGCCGTCACGTTCCAAGTATCACCCTTCACCGCATTCGTCAGCGCGAGAACCTCCGAGATGTTCGCCTTCGTGCCCATCACCCGGTACACGCTGCCCAACTTGCCATTGATGGCCGTGTTCATCTCATCCACCGTCGGCAGCGCGTCAATCAACCCCTTCAACGCCTTGCCCTGCGCCGCGCTCAAAGCCTTGTTCGTGCTCCCGTCAGTCAGGTTGTTGATTATCTCGACGAGATTATAAACCACACCATTAAACACAATACGGTGCGTGTCCGTGGTGAAACACATCGCACCCGGCTTGCTCGATGCCAAAGCCTTCGCATCCGCCTCCGTCTTAGAGGCATACACTTCAAAAAACTGTCCTACACTTGTTGCCATAATCGTAAATATTTAAAAAGTTTGAAAATAAATGTCCGTTAAAAAAAATCACTGTATCACGATCGGGGCGTTTCCCGTCCCCAACATTTGCCACCCGGAATAATCCGGGCTTGTAATCTTCGACGTGTCTTTCAGCACGTACACCTCCAGCGTGTCTGCCACGACCACCATCATGCCCTTGTAATAGTTCCCTGCCGCATAAGTCCCGGCCTTGACAAGGTCGGCCTTCGTAGGCACCAACAGCCGGGCATCCAACGGAGCCTGCCCCCCCGGCTCGAAGTTCACCGCAAAGGAGGCCACGCCCTGCGCACGGCCGCCCCTCGAGGCAAGCGCCACCACGCCTCCCTCCGGCAAGGGAGACAAACCGTCCGCCACGCCCTCGGCCATCATCCGCGAGGAAGCGTCCGCCAACGTGAACCGCAACTGCAAGGCACCGTTCAACGCACCCTCCGTGGTCAGCTTGTTGTACATGATGTAAGAACCTTGTATGTTCTTGTTCCCCGAAGACGAAACGGCATAGTTCCCTTCCGCGAACACCTCCCACTTGCCCGATACCGTGTTCATGAACTCCACCTTCGTCACCTCCTTCGTCACCGGGAACTCGAACACGAGCCTTGTACCCGTCGATGCCTCCGAGGCGAACTTTGCCCCTACGAGCGTGTCCGTCCACTTTTGGAGAAGCTTCGTGCCTGACGTCACCGAGGAGGGAAAACCGGACTCCTGTGACGACGTGGAAGCTTTCTGCCCATTGCAGAAATACGGGTAAGTACCGTAAATGTAAACCGCGCCCGAAGACACCGAGGCCGCCGGTAACGGGTTGGGAATTACGGATGCCTTATTGCCCTGTGAGGTCACGAGCGTGTCGCCCTCTCCGAAGAACGCCTTGTAGTTGTACTGCATCGTTCCCAAGGTGACCTTCTCCGGAAGCGTCTTGTTCGATTCGCTCCCGCCCGTATAAATGAAGGACTTCCCGGCATCCAATGCGCCTGCCCGGTACTTGTCCGCCTGGCCGGACACCGTGCAGGTCCCACGGTTGAACCCCGTGGTGAAGTCATCGGCCCCCGGGGCATCAGCCCCTACCTCATAAATTCCGTTGGCCGTGAAGCCGTTCTTCAGGGACAAGGACGCGGACGGGGATTGCACCGTAGGTTGTTGCTCAGGAAACAGCATACTCTCCAAGATGGCATTCTGCGTCCTCCCCTTAAGAGAGGACACCGTCGTTCCGGCTTTTAATCCCCCTACAGCGGATGGCATCCGTACAGCGCCGTCCAAAGAAGTTTCAAACCGCTCCGGCGAACTGCCTCCACCGCTTTCCCCACCGCCTTCCGTGAAGTGTCGCGCGATGGTGTAAGTATCCCCGGAATATGCGATTTCCCAACCTTCATAGTCCTCCTTCATCCCATATGCAAACGAAATGTAATCATCCGAGCTGCCCGTCACGACATACGTCCGCTCTTTGGCATCATCGCGCACGGCCATGATTTCCGCCCCCCTTATCTTCGCCCACACGTCCTCCGTCAGCCCGAAAGCATCCAAATCCCCCTGCGTGCGCCCGCTGCCGATTTTCTCCTGAAGGACACCGAAGTCGAAAGCCGCGTATTCCGACGCCGACAAAGCCTCCTCCAGCACATCCTGCAACGGACTGTCCGCCTCCTCGTCGAGCACACCGTCATAGCCACCCACGCCCTTCACGTAAACCCGACCGTCATCCATCACCTCCAAGGCGTTGCGCCTGTCACTCTCCGACGTGCCTATCCCTATGCTGTGGCGCGTACCCGTATTGCTCACGTTATAGCACCCTTCGGCATGTTCGCAATCGTTTTCAACTATGGTACGGAGGCCTTCCGCATGCCCGTAGTGCCCCTCCACGTCAGTGCCCTTGCCCTCCGCATGGCTCGCGTCACCGTTTGCGCTGCAACCTTGGCCTTCCGCGTGCGCGTAATCACCGGAAACGGTGTTATTCTCATAATCGTTGAAAATCTCGCCGCCGGTCACGCCCTCCGCAGGCCGGCCCACGCCGCCACCGACCGGTTTCCACCTTCCCCAGACGCCATTCTCGCACTCCCTCCACAAGATGCCGTACGCCTCCGCGCTGCGCGTCAGCCCCGTCTCCGCGCCATCCATCGGCATGAAACGGCCTCGCACCGACTGCACCCACGTGTCCGTGTCATACGCCACCGGGATGTTCTCCACCGTGAAAGGGCTGCCCTCGTAGTCCCCACGGAAGAAACCCGCCTTCGCCTTGCCGTCTTCCCCTTTCGCATGAAGCCCGTCCAGCAACGTGTTCAGCCCGCCGTCGTCCTTCACGCTGCCCAGCCACTTCAGGGGATCACGCAGCGCGTCGCTGTCCTCTGCCGTACCCTGAAGACGCTTCAGAAGGTACGCCCTCTGCTCGCTGTCCGCAGTTGCAAGATTCTTGTCCGCATTCTCCAGAGCATTGATGTCTGTCTCAGCATCGCCAATCCGTGTATTCAACTCATCAATGTCACTCCGCAACCCGTCCAAGTCCACCTTGAACTCGCCGCCCTTTTCGCCCGTAGCCACCCATTCGCCCCCGTCCGAACGCCATACATCTGCCGGAATCGTGTCCCCCACAAGTGCAAACCAACCCGGCATCGGACGAGGGTAAGCCTGCCGAAGGGTATCCTCGTCCGCGTAAAGTCCCTTGCATGGCCCTTTGATGTTACGCGCGTCCAACCAACCCTTTACCACCACATCGTGGTCATAGATGCATTTCCCCCTGAAAAAACCGTGGCCGCCCACTGTCACGTCACGGCTTACCGACAAATTACCCTGTATATCTTCATTCCTTTGGCTCATGATAATAATGATTTACTGAGTTCTATCATAGTTGTTGCAAGAGGGTCGCCAACACTCGAAAGCGCAAGGGCTCCTGCACGGTATACTGCCGCCTTGTAACACTTCTCGCTCACGTCAATACCCCCGTCAAGGTCTATCGTGGGATAGGGGACGTAAATGGCCTGGTCCACCGTGGCCGTGTTGTCCTTACAAGAGAAAAACTCCAGCACGTTTCCTTCCGCCCGGTTCACGATGGCCACCACTGGTTTCTCAGGATTGCCGCATATGCCCTTCCATTTCGACCATTGGCGCGAATACTTCGGGTCGTCCTGCCCGATGGCTTCCGAAACGGGATGCCTCCAGTCGCTCATCTTGAACACCACAAGACGCATGAAGTCCCCAGGCAATATCATCCAACCTTTCCCGTCATCTCCCCACACCACATTCTCACCGAATGGATGTCCTTGCTCCAACAAATTCAACGGGGCTTCCATTTCCACCATGCGTACAGCGTCCGTCAATTTGGCATAGATGATGTCATCGATGCCCACAGTGTCGATGTCTCCTTCCAAAAGTAATGGCCTGCTGTTGTGGTTTAAATCAATAGCTATACGCACGTCTTTTGCCATCTTTTCCGCTTGCACTACCATGGGAACAGTTTTTAGGAAAGTCCTACAAACTCTATGTGGTGCTCTTTGGCAGCTTCAACGATGGACTTCCCCGACCTTAACGACGTACGGCTCACACCGAAAGTATCAGCCAAGAAGTCCTTGGCAGCCGCCAAGTCACTCACTTTTACCTTACGCATTTTGCTCTCCGGCTTATCCGCTTCCGCTTCTTGTTTCTCATCTTTTACTTCCCCCGCATCCCTTGCACTTACAAGGTAGAACAACTTCCCATACTTATAATGGTGCTCAAGGCCATACTGCACTTCCTCGTTCTCCGTGAGGTAAACACTGCTCCCGTCCGACTGCACCGTGAAGGAAACATGCATGCTCTTTCCCTTGCGCAGTACCACGTTCACACTTATCGCACTCTTCGATTTATAACGTTTTATCATATCCCTTCCTTTTTATTTTAACCGGGATGGCGGGATGCGCCGTCATCCACGCCGCGCCCCGCCATCTCCCTGTCTTCATATTCCTATTCACCATCATCATCCGTGTCTTCCGAAACCATCACCGGAGCCTGAGCCAACCGCATCCGCGCATGTGCCTTCGCATAACGCAAGTACAGGCAGCTCACTTCTTGGATCACCACAGCGTCCGTACGCCGGATACCGGCCTTCTGCAAGTCAAGCACGTTACGCGCCCAGCTCACATGTGTCTTTTTCGACAAGTATTCCGGATCCATCGCAAAGCCACAGTCGCTCATGCCGTTCATGTCAAACAACTCATGGTGGATGGTAAGTACCTCACCGAAGTCCGTGTCCCACGACTTGAATTTCAGGTTCCACACCTCTACCGTATCCTTCAGGCGGAACTTTTCGCTCTTGATCTTCGAAAAGGCCGAAAGCATCTCCGAACCGCAGAACAGGATCTTACGTTTGTTTCCGATGCCCGTACCCACGAACAAATCCTTCGTGATGTCCACAAGGTTGTCATCAGAAATCACGGCACATTGCTTCTCCTCATCCCATTCGCCCACTTCGATGTCCTTGCCGGCCATCCACCACAGGCCGCCTGTAAACCAAGTCATCATGCCGTCTTTCGTCACGTGCTTGATGACATTCTTCACACCGAACAGATAGGTGTTCTCCATCGCAAGGCGCATGTCGTAAATACCGTCCTCCTCAATGTCCGAGAAACTCCAATTAACCTCCTTCTTCGCGATCTTGTCAAACGTAGACTGCTCAATCTGAATCATGAAATTCTGGCAGTACTGCGTCTCCGGCATCGGGATATTGTTAAAGCGTCCCGTTTGCACGTCAAGTTCTCCGCAAGCCTTGCCCATACGCACCAATACCGTGTCTTTTTTGATCGCCGGCACCCATATCGGCTGCTTGCTCGATGAATCCATCGCACCATTCACGGCATATACCGTAGGCATATTCGTCGTGGCATCCTTGCCACACACGCACAACACCAAGTCCGGCACGTTGTCGCCTTCTTCGTATGCCTTGCCCGTGGCCGGATCCGTCACACCCTTCACGCCTACAACCCGGATAGTGTCGTCCAACGTAAACATGTTCGGGTCGCTCACCGGCAGTTTCGTACTCGCCCCGCTTGACATGGCCGTTACGGCATCCGTAGTCATACATTTGATTTCACGTGTACCCACACTGTAATACTTCACCTCGAAACTGTCGCAACTCGTAGATTTCGCATAACGGCTGATCTGGTCGATAGGCGAGGCCATAGGGCGGATTTTCACAATGCGCTTGTCTACATCCGCCATGTAGAAATTGGGGTCACCGTCATTCCTTCCCTGTGTCTCGGTAGCAATACCGGCTGTGGGGTCGCCTCCGCCGTCTCCGTCCGCGCCTGCTTTTGTTTTACCTGCATCGGGCAAGTCGGAGGCATCCGCCATCATCACACCACTCGATGCACCAATCACAAATGCCAACAATGTCAGCATAATGCGATACAGAAAACTTGTACTTTTCTTCAATGTTTCCATTCCTCTGTGCTTTTTAATTATTAAACTGATTGTGCTACTGTCGCTTTCGTTATTTTGCTGGTCTGCGTTTCTCGCCGCCACGCTCCCATATCGTCTGACCACCGTCATCGTAACGGTTCAGTACACCTAAGTCAGGCATTTGTCTTGCCTTGCTACCGCCTCCGTTCTTTCCGTCAAGATTGGCTGTTCCGTCTTCATTTCTTCTGCGGCGCAGCTTTTCTTCTATGCGTGCGTTACGGCCTTTCACTTCTCCCTCTCGTGCGGCTACGGCCACATCGTCATCGTGGTTTATGGCACGCATTGCCATTTCGATGCTTTCGGCTGTGAATTTCCCCACGATTGCATCTTTCATGATACCGACAAGAAACTCCATAGCCTTATCTATCTCGTCATCGCTGTAACCAGCTTTCTGTTGCATCTGCTCCAGTGTGTTCAGTGTCTCGGATATGTTCTTTTGATACTGTTCGTCAAAATCCCTTTCCTTTGCCACACGCTCTGCATACTCCTTGCTGGCCGCCGCAAACTCCTCCTGCTTTTTAGGGTCTTTCATTTCTTCGATGAAATCATCACCGTACATGCGCACAAGTTCAACGGCCGGGTCGCCTCCCTTACGCCAGTTCGTAAGGAACGATGCACTCCTTGGGTCACTCGTGAACAGGTTAGATAGGGCCTCTTCACGTTCCTTATATCCGGAAAGTTCCTTGTCGTAACCGTCGTAATCTTCATTAACTTGCCCCCACAATGCTTCATCGTCGGCAAAATCCCGGTCGGGATATTTCGTCTTCAGCCGTTCCGCATATTTCTCGCGGTTGCTCTTAACTGTTGTCTTATCAGGCATATTGTTGGATTTTAATTGTTTTACTGTCTGTCACATTGCAAATTTATAGGAACAAAGCCGTCAGCGAGGTATAAGTTTTTACGCTCCAATCGCTAAATTTGGAACATAGATAAACTGATTATGAAGCACAACGGAGCGGTGATGGAATATGCGGACGAGCGGATGCGAGACCTTATGCGTGCGTATGATGAGTATATATCATCATGCGAGTATGTCCGTATGCCGGATGTCTACGCTAAAATCGTCAATATGAAATCACGCCGCTTTTGGGTCAGCGACATCAGGGCAACACAAGTAATCTACGCTATGATGCGTGGAGTGCCGCTGAAAGGGATGAGACCGCTCAAACGTGAAATGTTCGAGGAGATTTTCAGGCGTGTGTTGGCCTTGAGAAAGAAACGGCCTGAACTTACGGTCAGGGCTTGTTGCTGTGTCGTGGTAGCTGGGCCTGCACCCAAATTCTACCTTACTCCGGGGAGTGCTAAGATTATGGTGTGTAAAGCTCGGAAGAAATGGATACAAGAAAAGTTGAAAAGATTGCGGCTGTTGTGATTGCGTTGTTTGTGACGGTATTGTCACTCTTCCATATAACCAACTGGTCATCAGTCGGAATCTATGCCCATTGTCCTTTGCCGGGCAGGTTCATTTATCCTTTTTTTCATGCAAACGTATTCCATGCCATACTTAATGCGTGGTGCCTGTTGGCATTGGTGTTCACGTATGACATTACTTTTTGGCGATTACTCGCTGCCTATGTCGTGGCTGTATCAATGCCGGTCGATACACTGGGCACATTACTGCCTCTTGACCATCCTACGGTCGGATTGTCGGGAGTTGTCTATGTGCTTTTCGGCTCCATCTCGTGCGAGGTGGTGCGTAAGAGTTACTATCAGGCATGGATGTGTTTTTATATCTGTATCGGATTTTTATTTCCTAATACGAACACATGGCTGCATCTGTATTGCTATGCTGCCGGACTTGTCGGTGCATTGTTGAACTGTCCTTTTAATCGGAGGAAGTGAGGTGGATATGACAAGAGAACAGGCAATACAGGAAATAATTGAAGAAAACAACCGCCGGAACGAAGTTGTTTATGCCAAGTTTGACCCTATAAGCGGATATGGTTCGGTAGGAGAACGGCTGAAAGTCGTCATTGACGATTTCCCGATACAGATGCAATGGCTGCCGGTGGAGATGGTGCGTGTTCCGCTTGTCCGCCAACTTGTGGAGTGTGGTTCTATACGTGCCTTCCTTGAAGAAAACATAGGAGTGGAGTATTCCGATGAGGACAGACTGAAAGTCATTGAACAGTTTGTTCGCCTGCGCTTCCGCTATGACTTCGCTTTTTGGGCGGCGACACAGGTTTACATAAAGAATAAGGATGGTGGCGTAGATGTGCTTTTCCGTCTCACACGTCCGCAACGCCGTTTTGTCGAAAGGCTTGAAAGTCTCCGGAAGTCTGACAAACCGATACGCATCATCCTGCTTAAGGCCAGACAATGGGGAGGCTCTACAACATCTCAGCTCTATATGGCATGGTTGCAGCTAATCCACCGTATGGGGCTTAACTCGCTTATCATTGCACATCAGGGTTCAGGCTCTGACGAAATCAAGGATATGTTCGACCGTATGATAAAGGCTTATCCGGTCGAAATGTTGCACAAGCTGGGTGAGGCATACTCAGACAATGAACCTAAGTTTATCGGAGTCGGCAAATCGGGCAGCATCTTCCGTGTGCCGCAACGCAACTGTAAAATCAAAATTGGTACGGCTGAGCGCCCTGACGGTTGTCGTGGCGGTGATTATAGCCTTGTGCATCTTTCCGAGGTAGGATTGTGGAAAGCTACCGAGGGCAAAAAACCGGAAGACATTGTGCGTTCTGCATGTTCAGGTGTGCTCTACCGCCCTTATACGATGATTGTCTACGAAAGCACGGCCAACGGTACGGGCAATTTCTTCCAGCGTGAATATGATGAGGCGAAGAAAGGCCACTCACAGTTTGAGGCGATGTTCGTCTCTTGGTTCGACATCGAGAAATACTCGTTGAAGATTGGTGATGTCGAGGCGTTTGCGGCCAATCTCTACGACAACAGGAATAATGATAATGTTACATCCTCACGTGAGGAAAGCGGAAAATATCTGTGGTGGCTATGGAATAAAGGGGCTACGCTTGAAGCCATACATTGGTACATATTGGAGCGTGCTAAGTACAACGAACACGCTTCTATGGCATCGGAATATCCGTCTGACGACATCGAGGCGTTTGTCCATTCCGGTACAATGGTATTTGACAAATACAAAGTTGATGCGTTTGACAAATGCTGTAAGGAGCCACGGTATATTGGCGAGGTGTATGCAGATGCTGACGAAGGCAAGAACGCGCTTAAGAACCTGCGTTTCTCCGAGGACAGGCAGGGGATGTTATGGATATGGGATTTGCCGGAAACCGTGTGCCAACGAGGGCAGGGCGGTGCTCGTACCGTCTTTGCCGAGTGCAGCCACGGTTGCGCAGGATGCGAAACAGACGAGGATGAAAAAGTTACTGACCGTTATCTCACCGTTGTCGATGTGGGCGGACGTTCGGCAAAGGCTGACTGGTCTGTAATCGTTGTTTTCGACCGGCTGTTTATGGCCGACGGCGGCAAACCGGTGGTTGTCGCTCAATGGTACGGCCACCTGGACATTGACCTGCTGGCATGGAAAGCGGCGCAGGTTGCGGCATTCTATGACAATTCCAAACTCGTCATTGAAAGCAATACGTTGGAGACTCACGACAAGGAAAGGGATGTGGATGGTGATCAGTCTCAGTTTATTCTCAATCAGATAAGCGGCATTTATCCTAATCTATATGCACGCAAACAGTCGGAAGAGGACATCTTACAAGGACTGCCAACGAAATATGGCTTCCACACTAACGTGGCTACAAAGCCCATGGTCATATCCACGCTTGTTAAGGTCATTCGTGAAAATATGTATATCGAGCGCGACCGCCGTTGTCTCGATGAATATCTGACGTATGAGAAGAAACAGAACGGAGCGTATGGAGCTGTTATCGGCAAGCACGACGACCTGCTTATGACACGTGCTATCGGGCTGCACATCTGTTTCTTTGAAATGCCGCTGCCTAAGTTCATCAAACGTAGAGGCCGTTATAAACCGATAAAGAAAAAGGCTGTTTCAGCCGCAACTATTTAATAACTTAAAACTCATGGATTATGAATGTATTTCAAAAACTCAAAGCAAGCCTCCGACTGGACAAGGCAGTGAAGAAAGCAGAACAGGCACACCGGGAAACCGGCAAGCGTTACTACGTCATGCCGTATGTCGGATCGAAAGGGCATCTTGTAATCATGGACCGTTCCAATTTCCGTAAACTCAAACAGAAAGGATACATCACCCGCAATGCCTTTGTCCGCGACCTTGACCGTGAGTGTTTTTATTTCACGGCTTACCGAAATGGCTCATCGGCTATTCCTCCTGAAATTGAGAAACTGAAACGTGAGCAGTATTTTTCGTGGTATAAGGACGCTATTAAGAAAAACAAAAAGAAGAAAAGCGATGGGCTACACAGTGAAAAGTAAACAAAGCCTTGAAGGCATACAGACATTGACCGGAAATATTATTGCGCTTGACAACGTGCGAGGCTCTATTGGCAGAATTTTGTCTTCAAGAGAGGAACAGGAAAAGACATCATCTGATAAATGAAAGGAGGGCGGTTTTTCCTCCCTCTTTTTGTTTATGGGTTGCAAGCTTTTATCTCATCTATGGATTTTCCAACTATTTTTATTTGAAGATTTATTGGCAGTCGTTTTGTTATACGGTTTTTAATGTTTAACTTTGCGATGCAATCGCTTGGCAATAAAGTATATAAGAAAA